CCCGTTTCTGGTTTGTATTCTCTTACTAAATCAAAAATACCACGTTTACCTGTTTCAATTTCGTCAGTTAACATTTGTCTATCAAAACCAGGTACATTTTGATATTTATTTACAATGTTATTAACCATTGGTTTATATTCATTGAGTATATCCATTATACCATCAACACCTTGTTGTTCGTATATTTGTTGAACATTATCGCTTTCTGTTTTTGATAATTTTATTGTTTCAGCTCTTGCAGCAACGGTTTGATCTATACCCTTTCCAATACCCGCACCTTCTTCATACATTCTTTGCATTCCTTTTCCAAGCTTACCATCTTTTACACTTTTGTTATAATCTTTAATAAAATTATATACATCTCTACCACTATTAAAATGCGTTTTCACTCCCATTGAATTCATAACTCCCCTAATTACATCACCTAATTTAGTGAATAAGTTTTCATCAAACTTTATTACGCCTTGCATTGTAGCATCAGAAAACAACGTAAGCATTTCCTCTGCTTGTATTTCCTTTGTGTTATTTTGGTACTGAGCTAATCTATTTGCTAATCTGCTGCCCGGTGCTATAGATTGAGGATCAATATCTGCTATTGTATTATGTAGTGCTGTACTTAAACCAATTATAGCATTTGGATTTTTTTTCATTGTCTGAAGCAATAAAGCATGCGCTAACTCATGTGATCTTGTTGTTATTGCATTATCATTTTGAGAAACATCGTTATTTATAACTATTGTTTGTGTTCCGTCAGCTCTTTGTATAATAAAACCCTGTTCTAAAGCTGCGCGCTCTTCATCAACCTTTTCTATTTGTTTTCCATCTTTAATCTCTTCTTTAGATAATTTTTTATTGTGATCATCTATTTTTTTATTCTCCTCATTTATTATTTTCTTTACCTTATTAGTGTCTCCATCCTGCATATCAACACCGTCAAGTTTTTTCACAATGTTTTCAGTTCCTTTTACTATTTTTTCAGCTAATTCTTCTTTACCTTTTGTAATATCACTATCTGCAATTTTTTTGTCAATAATTTCTATTTGTGAATTAATTTCATTATGAAAAGAAGAATCTTTATTTTGTTTATCCCTTATTAGTTTTTGTTTTTGAACCAACAAATCTATCTGTTCATCATTAACATGTTCTGGTGATAAATTTATAGCATTAACAACATCCGCGCCATAATTCATAGCTTGTTGTATTTCTTTTTTACTTTTTTCTAAGTCTATTTTTTTACTTGGATTAGTTTCATTGGATAATCTTTTTTCTATAACTGCTAAATCAGCTTTTAAGTTATTTAAAGTTGTTATTGGATCTTTTCTATATTCTTGATAAACTAATTTTCTTGTATTTTTTAAATCTTGTGATACTTGAACAGAACCTAAAGTACCAGAAAGTAAAATAGTTCCTGCTATTACTTGTTTTTGTACTTCTGTATCAAAAAATTCAGTTTTATCCATACCAAGCCCCATGCTTAATTTAGTAAAATCACCCAATATTACATCAACTTCTTCCTCCCCAAGTTCTCCAACTAAATTACTAGCGTATCCTGCTATTGCTTTAGTGTAAGCTTTTCTTGTTGCTGCTTTTTTTAGATTATTAACAAGACCATTTAATGTAACTTTTCCCGCCACGGTACCAAAGAAATTAACATCTGGCATTATTGGCTGTGATATAGCTGTACCCATTGATTTTAGTGTACTATATATCATAGCTTTATCACCAGTTAAACCATAACCCTCTGCCTCTTTCATGTTATCAAATGTTGTCATTCTAAAAGCGGATAGTTGCATTGCTTTTGCCTGACCACTCAAAAACCTTTTTCCAAACCAAGTTCCAGAAAGCATACCTTTAACGTTTTTAAAGTTACCTTTTCTAGCATCGTACGCGATTTGCAACGTAAATGGAAGCATATCACCAAAATTTTTAGAAAGTGATCCAATATTAAAGTTATAACTACCATCTTCATTTAGTAAATTGTACTGCTCTGATGTTGAAACTTTAGCAATATCAGATTTTCTTAATAGTGTTTCAAAGCTATCATTTAATGCGTCAAATCTATCATATCTATTAGGATCTTTTTGCCCTGTAATTGAACCTAAAAGATTTGTACCCCATACACCCATACCAGCATATCCCTTTAATACAACATTTTTCATTTCATTTCCAAAACTTAACACACCAGTTCCAAGTTGACCATACCAAGTATTATCCCATGTCTTACTTAAAGCTTCTAACTCATCTGTTGTTTTAAAACTATTATCAAAAGCTCTATTTACAGCATCCCATTTTAATTCTGCAATAGCACTATCTCCCTTTTTAATAGCTTCATTTATTTGTTTTATTTTTTCTTCTTTACTAAAAGGTAAATCATTTATTCTTTCAATTTCTTTCTGTACGTTATCAACCGTAGAACCTAATACTTGAGATTTAGCATTAGCAATAACTAGTTCTTTACCACTCAAACCAAGTCTACTATATGTTTGTCCATTTATTCCAAACTTATTAGCGTAGTACCCAACTTTATATTTAAAATCCCCTTCTTTTAAAGATTCATTTCTTAACATATTTAATGTACTAGGATCATCTTTAATATCAACATATATTTGTCTTTTAACTTCTTCAGACAATTCAATAGTTTCTTTGATGTCAACTTTTGGAATATCTGGAATCACACCTAAATTTAAAATATTACCTATATTTCTTAATAAACCTTGATTTTCTACTTTACTTGCAACCTGTAAGTTTTCTATAGCTGGCTTTGTAAATTTATTATATTTATCAAGTCCTATTTGTTGTGATTTACTTAGTTGATTATAATAATTTGGATTGTTTTTTATTTTCTCATTAAATTGTTCGAATATAGCAATTTCAGCATCAGCTGCTTTAAGTTTTATATCATTTAATTTTTTTGCATTGTCTTTGAATGGATCAATTATATCCTGTGATTCACCTTGAAATTCGGCTTTTTTCATTTCGTTTTGCTGATCAATATACTCTTTGTCAGTCATTTTTTCTAACATAGCTTTTACATTAGGCGACGTAGCATTATCAATTGCCTCTTGTCTTTTTGATTTAATATAACCTTCCCCAACTTCATCTGCTCCCACGGCCCAGTTGTACAAATTTCCAAGCCAATTACTTCCACCTTCATCTCCAGTGTTTTCTTTTATTAACTCTACCGTTCCTTCGTCTATAGCATCTTGAAATGTTTTAACCTTAGATGGTGTATTTTGCTCAATTAATTTATTTAATTCATCACCTCTAACACTAAGATCGTTAGCTGAATCCTCTAATATTTTTCTTTCATTCTCAAGCTCTCCTTGTTGTGAAGATAAACTATCACGTATACCTATAGCTTTTTTTTGTTTTTCTTGGATTTTTTCTAATTGTGGAAATAAATTTTCTTGAATAGATTGTGCTCTTTTAAAGTCATCTGAATAATATACTGAACCATCACCCTGATCAACGGAATAATAACCTCTTCCTTCATTTTCTTTATATTCTTTTGAGAAACTCTTATAAAAATCAAGGTCTTCTTGATTTTCCTCATAAAAACTAGTTATTTCACCTGTAATATTATTTAAAAGATCAATGTCCTCTTTATTATCTTCGTTGAATTTTGTTACTTTACCCTCATATTCAGTTTTTTTGTTAGTATAGCTATTAACTTCATTATCATAAAAATCTTTTAGTTCATTAACACTAAACTCATTTTCCCCTGAATTTTCTGTGTTTTCACTTACTTGGATTTTATCATTTGGATTCGTTTCTGTAGGAATTGATGTAGGCACTGGTTTATCTACTTGTTGATAACCTTCTTTTATTATAACAGCTTCTGTTTGAGAAAGGTATTTCTTAAAAAGATCATCGTAGCTTGTGGGTGTACCATTAACATTATAATATTTTTCTCCCATAACATTGTATTATTTTTAATTAGTTTCTTGATTTGGATCTGGTTGTTCAGCAACCTTCTCTTTCATTTCATTTTGTTTAGACGTATATATATCATAACCCGCTCTCCATTGCGTTGAAACTTGTTCTAATAACCACTGAACCATACCACTCATTACCATTTTTGGATCTACTTTAATACTTTGTTTAATCCAACCATCGTCATAAATATCCTCAGCAACCCAATTGTTTGGATCTCTTTGAGGATCTTCATTTAACCAATCAACAAAACTAGGATTACCATTTATTCTATCATACGCTAATGATAATAATCTTTCTATTTTAGCCCTTGGATCTACGGTACCTTCTAAACCAGACTCGTTATTTAATATTTGATATATTCTATCTCTTAGCATTTTTTCATTCCACGAGTCTTTTCCTCTTTGTAATGCACTATTGTAAGATTCATTAGCAATAAGCATGAATTGATTATTTTCTTTTGATGCTTTTCTAAACATATTATTATACATCTTACTAACAGATGCCATTGGTATTTTGTTTTTATCTTCCATAACAAATACTGGTTGGTCATCTTCTATTATAAATTCTTTATAATTACCAGAAAACATATCAGCTAAATATTTTAAGTGCATCCTGTCATTAGCATCAGAAAAACTACCAACATGTAAAGGATAATCTTTTGATATTTGTTGAAATTGCTCTAGTAAAGAATTTAATACTTCAAATTTATTTTTTACATCTTCTCTAGCTTGTAAAATCTCATCATACATAGGATCCATCATGTCAACATTTGATAACTCGCTTGATGCCATAGAATATACATTTTTTTGCTTCATTAAGTATCTTGTAATAACTGGCTTAAAATAATATGGTATTTTTTCTGCATTAACCCCAGCACTACCAACATTTTCAATATAGTTTGATTCTGCTATACGAGCTTGTTGTAATAGCATAGCCTCAATTTCATTTCTTTTTTGTACTAATTCTACTGACATAATTATATTTGTTTAATTTATATTTTAACCTCCCATGGCACCAGCAGCAGCCTCTACACCACCACCTACATAATCAGTTATTCCTTGCATTAATCCTTCTTTTGCTTGTTCTCTTGCTTCATCAGCAGCAGACTTTCTTTCAGCGCTCATTTGAAGCATTTCTCCTTGTAATGCTGCTCGTCTTTCCTCTTGTTGTGATGCACCATAAGCTTTTCGCATTTGTATTTGAAGTCCTTGTTGTGCTGCCATTTGTTGATTTCTTTGCTCTTGTAATCCTATACTAGCAGAAGCTCTTTGCATACCTTGTTGCTGTTGGTTTGCCATTGCTTGCGCTAAAGCAGCTATACCTGATCCACCAGCCGCGCCTTGCATACCACCCATTGTGTTAGCTAATACTTGTTGTTGTTGTTGCGCTTGAAATTGAGCTTGTTGTTGATTTACAGTTAAATCTTCAGCGGTATTTTGAAGATTTGCATATGGGTTTGTTATCTCTTGATTTGCATAAGACGCTTTAGCTAATTCAAATTCCTTTTGAGCCTCTCTTTGCTCTGCCCTTCTTTGCCCACCACCAATACTACTAGTTATTATGTTAGCTACACCACCTATTGTTTTTACCGCGCCCTGCGCAATCGCCATTGGATTTATCATATCTTTATTTTAATTTTATATATTTATAATTACACTTTTTCATGTTTATTTACTACTTGTAAATATTTCCGATCCCACCGCATATAATTCTACAGCACTGGTTTCGTCATTTTTCATTTCTACTTCAGCATAATACCCACTTAATGAGGATAAATTTGCTTTATTATCTTTACTAAACATAATAAAATTACTAGTTGTAGGTCTAGTTGTACCTACACCAATATTACATGTTATTGTTGTTGATGTTACCGCTGTAACCGTACCCATTTCTACTGGAGTTGCACCAACACCACTTGTTACAACACAGTAATACGCTGTATCTCCTACCTGAACGGATACGTTAATGTATTTAGCGAATGTCATTGTTATTGTTGCCATATTTTGTTTTTTATAATACTTATTCTACTCTACCCAGTGCTATATCTTATACCAAATTTTATTTTATCTTGTATTGCATGCCACTCAGCACCACTAGCACCAATTGTGTTATTAAAGTTTATTTGAATTGGTCCGATATAAACCCATTGGTATTCTCTACCAGTTTTTCTAACGTAACTAGTTGGATAATTATGATAACCTGGACTAAAACTTGGGTTGCTAGGTCCTGTTATAGAAAAAATAGGAGATCCACTTGTTGGAGTAGCTGGATCATAAAGCGTATCAGTTGGTATATAATAAGATAATGTTATATCTTCTTTTGTTAATCCTTCCGCGTGTTTATATATAAGACCTTGGATATATACGTTTTTAAGTTGTTGTGCGGCATCACCACTACCATCTGCCAACTCAGCAGCGGCCTTAGTTACATTTTCATACGTAGCATTGTCGTAATCATAAGAACCAGCGTCATTAGCACCTAATGTTAATAATCTATTTTCTGTTACGGTTAAGTAACGTAAATTAAATGTTGCTGTTCCTGAAACTGCAGCTGTAGCAGCTGTTGCATCTTTATACCCATCATTTGTTACTTTTAATTCTGATTGTGGTCTATCTGCAGCATCGATTTGTATTGCTTTATTACTATCAAATAAGAAACGATCCATATTTAACATCATTGTTCTATGTGATGTTCCAAAATTATGTACACCAGTGGTTCCAGTTAAAGTATATACACCTTTTTGGGTATTACCAGCTGCTGGTGCTATAAGTGTACCTGATACATTTCGCATTCCAATTCTCCAATTGTCTGGTTGTTCAAAATATAATAATGTATCTTTAGCTAAACTTTGTGGTGAAGAGAAAGTAACTGTTTTAGTTAAATAATTCCACCCAGCAACTGTAACGTAATCTTCGTTATTTGCTGTTTTTATTTGATAATTACCATCGGTATCGGCGTACGCATCTCGAACTTTCATACCCGGGAATGAACTCAAACCAATATCTGTTTTATCACCACCACCAGTTCTTGGATCTAATTTTCCATCTCCATTGCTAGCATATATAGCATTATTTGTACTATACAATACTGCTGTTGTAGAATTTTCTGTTGCAGCAGAAACCCTACCATTTACAAACGTATTTCTAAAATCTAAACCAGGTATTGGGTCTCTCAAGTTCTTAAATTTTAACGCCGCCCTATCAGCTTCAACACCACCATCATGACTATATATTATAGTAAAGGGAACAAAATTACCACCATCTTCTTCTCCCGCAAAAGCTTTAGGTCTACCAAATTGTTGTGCATATGGTGTAACGCTATATTTCTTTTCTGATGTAGTATCACCAGTTACTGTCACGGTATAACCACCTGAACTTGCTGTTGCAATACCAGTTGTACTTAATCTATTACCTGACGCGGTTAAAAGCGTGAAGCAGACTCTATTATATTGATATACTGAAGCTGGGTTTGTGTCAACAAACGTACTTGATAATGACCCTGGGTTTACTGGGCTAACCTCATATTCAAACTGCCTAGTATCAACACTTGATATAGTTGGATATAATTCTTTATATAAATAAACTCCACCAGAAGGTATGGTAAGATCAAATGGTTCCAGTTCATAACCAGTGTGATCATATGCATTTCCTTCCCCAACCTCTGTTTCTGTGTCATTATAATGATGCCAGTCATTAGTTGTTACTGTACTACCTACTGTTGTTATAATTCTTCTTGCTAATCTAAACGTCGCATTTGGTGGTCCAGTTATTCTATGAGTTAATTCTTCGCTTTTTAATCCAGATATAATTGTTTTTTCATATTCATAATTCCAATCTTGTAATGTAAATCCTGTTATTTTATCAGCTTCTGCTACAACAGTTGTAGGTATTTTTATAGCCTTTGCATTAAAAACTAATACGTCACCGGTGATATTTTTTGCACCATGTTTATATGTGATTGTAAATGTTACAGCTGTAACGTTATCATTAGCATCTGTTGTTGTGTTTGATGATGTTATTGTGTAATAACTTTCTACGTCATTATCTTGTGTATCTATATCACAGGTTGGTGTTGTTGCGAAATGATAACCAGAATCTGCTGTAAATACTTTATTCCATGTTGAACTTGTTGCGCTATCTGTAAACGTTGGTGTAGAAGTTGCTTCATAAATTCCAGAAGAACTGTATGTGCCCTCTGTATTATAAGTATCAGAGCTTACATATGCATTCTCCGCATTTACTTGATATGAACCACTTAATGTATATGAACTAGCTGTTGCTGTTGTGCCTAACGTAACAGTAATGTTTCTATCCGCAGCTAAAGTGTGTGCACTTAAATCAAGCGTTAATACACCAGATGACCACGTGCTACCAGATCCTATAGCAGAAACACTACTAGATGGACTTTGCGAAGAAATAGTTTGACTAGATGGTAATGAATATCCTGAATCAGCTTTAAATGTTAATATAGGGTTTGCTATGTTTGATGTATTACCAATATCAGTTCCAGTTGCTACGTTAAGATAAACAATTTTATTACTACCAGTTTCTAATACCCAATTTCCACCCGATACACTTTCTACGGACATACCAGTAATATCACTTATTGTAATGCTTAAATCAAACCCACCAATTGATGTGTCACCACTAATCGAAGCAAATTGACCAATACCTTGTACGGAAAATTCTTGTGTATCTAAATTTGATGAAGTTGTTGAGCCATCTGCAGCAGTATGCGTTGTTGTATCACCAATAAGGTAGTTATACCATATACCTTCTTTTTCTACAAACTCTTTAACATCTCCAGTTTGTTCATTTGTTGTAACAGAATTACAATACCAACCTTTTGTAAATGTGGTATTAGCTGGTGTATCATGATCATATGTATATTTTCTTGATTTTGTTCCTTCATAATTTAATGTTTTAAATCCTTTAATAAAAGATGGTGAGTCATTCAATATAACATTAATAGAGGATTCATGTGTATTATGAAATGATAAAATTACATCATCGGATATTGTTTGCGCTGAAGATAAAACTAATGCAGTGCCACTTATTGAGGCAACGGTTACTGTATCAACGGTTATGCCAGTACCTTTTACAATTTGCCCAACTGCAATATTGCTATTTGAAGAGTCTAATGTTACGTTTGTGCTATTGCTAACATTACCGTTTACCTTAGCAATTGCTCCATAGAAACAATTTCTTAAACTATTATTATGTATATATAAATCTCCATTTTTAAATGTATAATATTTGTTATTTAATGATAAACCAGATTCTGGAATAAATGATTTAAAACTTGTCCAACCATTAATTCTCTCATCAAAACTAACTGTATAATCATTTGTTCCTTTTAATGTAAGATTATAAGAACCTTTGTTTTCATTATATGTACCTAGAAGCGTCGTAGATGTTGCTAGATTGTCTTTAAACCAATCTGTCATGCCATTGGCCGCAATATTGTTTAAACCATTTCTAGACAGCCTTAAAACAGCTCCTCGAGACTTATCAGCAAAGTATGCTCTATACGCGTGAGAAATAAATGATTCTGGGTTTTTTGATATTCCATATTCACCCGGGTATGGTGCCGCAACTCCCAATACTTTATTGCTAGCTGTTAAGTTAGCAGAACCATCAGCATTAAATAGTAAATCTTTGTTTGCGGGAATATTTAATATTTTATCTTCACATAATGCAATCAAATCATTATCTCTTGTGTGTAATTTTTGTATACTACCATATTGTGGGTTAAGATCTTTTGTAATGGGTTCTGCTTGAATAAATTGATTTAATCTATTTATACCACTTCTTGAATTAAATAAACCAGAAAAAATTAAACCATTTGGTTTATGTTCTTCTTTGTATTGCTCTGATAACGTGGTTGATACCCTTGGTCCTTTATCAATAAACATGGCATTAAAATCATCATTTATTCGATTAGATTCAACACCATTTCCAAATGAATAACAATTAAACCAACTAAGTTGATGTTTTTGACCATGTACCTGTCCACCATCTATTTTAATTACCTTTTGTCCACTTGCTATTGCTCCACTTGTTGTTACATTAAAACTATGTACATTATCTGAAGATGTAATTGTTAACTCAATAGGAGAAGCGGCTGTAACAGCACCGGCTAAATTTTGATTAATCGTAAATTCTAATACATCGGTAGTTTTATTTGGTTTATTTACAGATTTAATAGTTGAATTTGCAGGTACAATACTAGTACCACCACTTTTCTCTTTAATTTTCATGCTAGGTTTAATAATAGGAATTGCATTACTAGCTTCATAATATAAATCCAATTCAGCTGTTTCTATTGGTTCTGTTTCAAATATTGCTGGATTTTTTGATGATATAGTGGTGTTACCAACTTTTAAATCTTGCTTTACAATATCTATTCTTGATATTACTTTACTACTATTACTGTGATCAAATGTTCCTGCGGTTTCAGCCCAACCAGTTGTACCATCACCACCTGCTCTTTTAAATTTTATTTTATATTCAATTCTTTTTCCATAAATTCTATCTAAATGTTCTTTCACCTTACCCCAATCACCTTGGTATCTATATTGAAAATCTTTTTCACCATTTAAGACTTCATAAACTAAACTTTTATCCCCATTATCATTTCTAAATTGAAATTGTGTACCGACTTCAACTAATTGTTCTAAAAGTGGATTAATATCAGCATTTTTATTATGTAATACACCTTTTTTTCCTTTACCTTCCTCAATTGTACCTTGATCTACTTTTCCCTTTGACATGCTGCTTTTACTCCAAGAATCACCATAATCTACACCAGACCAAAATACTGAAAATTCTTGCTTATCATTTTCATTAGTTGTTGAATTAGTTTGATCACCTGGATAATTTAAAGCGCCCGCATTAAAATTATCACGAGTTTTCTTGTTGTGTGTTTCTGAATCACTATGGTTTGTTGGGTTTTTTACAACTATATCTACGCCATCCCTATCTTCCCAAGCAATTCCCTGTATGTTTTGCCACGGGTGACCATAATACGGTGGATCGTTTTCGTTTTCTGGTATATTAACACTATTAGCATCTACACGTCTACTATTTGTAATGCTATATTCTATACCAGATGATGTAAATGAACTAACAATATTTGTATCAAAAACTGCATCTCTATTAATTTTAACAAAAAATCTTCCCTCATACTCTGGTTTTAATATTTCTTTTTCCTCATGTAAAACAATAGTAAACTCATCTTCAGCATTTGTGTTAGCGGATTTTAATATCTCTGCTTCTGTGTCTTTAAATCCTTCTTCTAATGTAACAGTATATACATGCTTTGCTCCTGTAGATCCAACAAGTTCTACTTCACCCGTTAAACCACCACTTACTATTCTATATTTATTTGTTGTACCACTACCTGTCGTGATTGATAATACACCATCTGAATTAAAACCACTAGAAAATGTTGGATTCTGTGTTGCTTCTGGTCCTCTAAATTTAAAGCTACTAACACCAATACCAGGAGCATTGTTACCTGAATTTAATATTCTACATAACGCACTTCCCTTTGAACTAGTTTGTAATGTGATAAACTTTGGTGGTTCATTTTTTATATCAAGCACTTTATATTTAGCGTCAACTTCAACAGGTTCATCAGAGTTGTGTTGTTTTTTTAATATTAGATATGATTCTTCTGTTAGTTTATTTCTTTCTGATGATGGAAAACTTAACCAAACATTTCCATCTTCTGCTGGATAAAACCTATCCAATGCTAAATTATAATATTCATTAGATGGTTCTTTTATATAATATTTACAATGTGTCGCAAAAGCTGGAGGATTGTTAAGTAATTGACATTCTAATTTATTTACATTATCAGCAAAAGACTTACCTAATTTTATAGATGCGTTATTATTAGAAAAAACAGGTGTTTCTCTACCATATAAATCTTTATATACCACACCAGCTTGATATGTTCTTTGTGTTTTTATAGATTTTTCAGGTTTCTTAACCGTTAATATATCATTATTTTTAATACTAATTGCTACATCAGGTGTATTTTGTTTTAATATTGTATATTGTTGTTTATAATTACCATATATTAATCTATTTGCAGTAACCTCTTGACTTAATGCTTTTTTAGGTACATTATCCCATGGTCTTAATAATTGATTTGATGGTACTGTTGCACCAATAATTTCAGAACTTATTTCATAAGATAAAGCTGGAAATCCAGTAACAGTAGTTGTTCTATCTTTTATTGTATCAACAACATATACGTTTGTGCTATTTGATTCTTTATATAATATATCGACCTCATCTACGTTATCTGGTTGTGTATCTAAATCATGTATAATTAACCTTCTCAATGCGTTACCCATACCAACATTATACCCGTTTGATGATTCGTATTTAAATTCACTTGGTAAAAATGCAACTTCTGTAAATGGAGAAAACGTAGAATATTCTCCATCTTTATATTTCCATCTATAACTAAAACGAACAAATTTTTCTTCAAATAAAGGATCTGCCTCATCTAATACTATCTCCCATTCTACAGCTCTATTTGGTACATCAAATGGAATACTTTGTATTTCAATATTTAGTGGACTAATAGGATTATCATCTATAACTTTTGCTTTTATTTTATAAACATCACCACCTTCTTTATATGTTAACGTTATAATGTCATTTTTTCTATAATCAAAAACTGATTTATCTCCAAATGAAACGCCAATATCCGGTAATAAAGTAAGATCTTTTTGTTTATTAATTTTTTCCCTTACTATAATAGCACTACCTACAGCAGGGGCACCACTAGTTGTTGTTGGGGAAAATGTTATCACACCACCAGTACTAGTAGAATAACTATACGTCCATATTGTTGTTGGTGTATTTATTTGTTCTTCTCCATCAATAAAAACTTCAAGATTATTTTTGTTTAAATTTTCTATTTCAGTTTGAAAATAATCACTTAAAAGTGTAAATGATTTTTTATTACCATCTCCTTCAAATTTTTGTCCAGCCCTTATTTTATTACTTGGAAAATCTGAAAAATCTTTTTTTGCATATAACTTATCGCCGCCTTCAGTTCCAATACCACCACGTTTGGATGAAAACATTGCTAACTTAGGAGCTTTAAGTGGTCCTAATTTTATTGTTGTAATATCATCCTCTGTAAAATCATCACCAGTACCAACTGTTCCTGTAATTAAATCACTTGTAAATTGCGTATGTGTATTAAAATTAGTACAACCTGATTTAAATATTCTAATATTTATCTTTTTGGGTTCTGTTTGATTATCTGTCCATAATAAAAAATCTGAAATATTACCCTCTGAAGAACCAAGTACATTAACACCTGTAATAGGATAGTCTGTACTAAAATTTAAAATACTATTTTTATCTACTAATACCGGCGCAACAACGCCTGTTGCTTCATCATATTCAGCAATAGCACTTACTCCAGTAGCTACAATAAACCAATAAATTTTATTATTTTGTGTATCAGAGATTGATCCAATACATTGAGGTGAGGTTAAATCTTTAATAGAATTAGATGCAACATCCCAAGCTGTTGTTGCTGCTGTGCTATTATTATATGTTTTTATATCTTTTAATGTTGTTCCAACAACATTTTGAACAGATCCCACGTCAGAACCTTCTGATGTAGTTATTTCTATATTTTGAGCGTCACGGTATTCACCGTTTGGAACAAGTCTCTCATCCAGATCCTTGTTCATTCTACCGGCTCTAAAATGATGTTTAATATCTGGCATGTTTTATTAATGTTTAATTTGTTTCGACTTACCTCGCATTACTTGAGTTATCTCTTCTAACTTAATATTAGATAATCTTAATTTAGCTTTTCTAGTTTCAGCAAATCTTTCTTTTTTAAATCTTGCTACAATATATTCAGGTACGTTAATTCTTGTTGACATGATTGCATATATAATCCATTTGTACATTGCTTCTTCTGCAAACTTATGTACTCTCATTTCATCATCAGTACCTAAACTATCACTTACATACTTTAATGTTACAGTTTTAGCATTCATATTTGAACTAAAGTATATTTTACCTTTATTTTCATCTATAAAAAAACTACCGTTATTTTGTGCAAATTCTGGTTCTAATCCCCATCGTTGACCTAAATTTAAATCTGCTACATCTTCAGCATTCTTTTTATCATCTGTTGCTTCTTCTGTTGTGTTATTTTTATATTTTTCCCAACTAGTAGAATTATTACCATGTAATAAATCGCCAGTTGTTTCATCAAACATGTAATCAAAATTTGTATCTTGTATAATTGCAGTTGGATTACTTGTTTTTCTTGTTGGATATAATACCCTTTCAATACCACCATCTTCACACCATGTAATTTTTACGTAATTTACATAATCATGAGGTAAGATCATAGTTAATGATTCTGGTATTTCAATTTCTTGTGATTTAATTGATTTAAATGTATCATA